ACGCTTCTGTCACATACGAAGAACGATACTGCTGGCCATCCCGGGTTGCGCCCTAACCCCAAGGACTTGAGTGCCGTTCTGCAAGCCATCGAGCGCACCATCAACGATGTAAAGATCACCAGCAAATAATATCCTCGTTACACGTCTCGCCAGGAGCGCCGCGGCGCTTCCTGGTCGTACTCTTCTATCCACACGGCTGGCCGGTCCTGGCGCGCGGCCGCCGCGGCGATCGCCGGCGCGCCGCGGCGGATGCTGTGCATCATCGCTTCCTTGAACTGCGCTTCGGTGAAGCCGGCCAGCACGGCGCGGTCGACCAGCTCGCGGCGGATGCGCTGCGCGTTGGCGTTGATGAGGGCCAGCTGCCGATGGTTCGCCGGCATGATCCCATCATGGCCCATCGGGCCGGTACACACGGTGCGGTCGAACGCTTCAGTGCGCTGGTGGTACTCGTCGGCCAGCTCGACCAGCACGCGGTCCCTCGCCTCGATCGAGAACTCACCTTGGAACAGCGCGCGGTGCTGCTCGAACGTCAGCTGGTCGTCACCGGTGGCGCGCATGGCGCGCAGCATCGTGTTGCGGCCGTAGCGGCGCGCCATCATGAACACCGCCTTGCCCTTCATCCGCGCACCTCGGCCAGCAGCTCGGGGTGACGGTCCAGCAGCTGGAGCAGCTTGACGGTGGACACTGGCGGGCGGGTCTTGCCGTTTTCGTAGCGCGAGAAGGCATTGTCGCCGCCGCCGAAGATCTCGCCGGCTTCGCGCTGGCCCAGGCCCAGCTTGCGGCGCACGGTCAGGATGTAGACCGGGTCCACCACCTGGCTATTCACCTGGCGTTGGAAGGCGGCGACCAGGTCGCCGTAGCGGTCGACCTCGTCCTTGTCGAGCGTGACTTCGCCGCAGCTGGCGCAGTGGAATCCCGCCACTTGAGGAATTACGGTTTGCTGGCCTTTGTACATATAGGGCACGTCGCGGGTGTCATGCACCGGGGACGGTGCCCCGCATTCGGGGCAGTTCTTCATTTCACAGCTCCTTGAAAGAAACGATGACCAGGTCATCAATCACGGTCAGCTTCACATAGAGGGCCACGCCGTCGACCGTCTCGCCGTGGTACACGTCCTGCCAGACCCGGTGATTCGCATGGGTCGTCATGCTCTTATAGAAATTCTTCGTGGTCAGAGACAGAACCACATCGCACATGCCCTGCAGGGAGTCAATGCCGACAGCGCGGGCACCGGCGGTGGCCGTTGCGGTGGCGGTCACGCGGCCAGCTTCGATCAGGGCCTTGACGGTGTGCAGTTTGCAGTGGGCGGTGTGTTTTTCCATAGTCTCTATATTAACCTAATAGCCAAATATTTGGCAAGTAGGTTAGTCAAAAAAGAATCCGGTAAAGAGTGCAGGGTGGCGCGGCGCGAGTCGTGACAGCCAAATGGCTGTGCTGCAGGCGGAAAACCCACCAGAGGAAACTTGGTGCCGTCTGAGGTGCAATGCGGTTTGCAACTATTACGGGAGGTTCAATGAGCAAATGGAACAGGATCGGACGCACGGCGCGTCTTTGGATGGCAGTCGCAGCCAGCGGCGCAACGCTGGCGTACAACTTGGGGAAGATGCTTGGCGTATGGACTGGTTAATCGTCGGCGCCGGCGGCCGCAGCGTCCCGCACCTCAAGCTCTAGATCGGTAGTAAAGCCGCCGTCCGCGATCTCGTGCCGCACCCGCTTGACCAGCCAGGGTGTGCCGTCGATCTCGGGCTTGAAGCCAGACACCGATATCGGCAGCTCGGGCGAGATCTCGGCGCGGCCGATCGCCAAGGTGTACGACAGCGTGGCTTCGTTGCGCTGCATGCGCTTGAACTCGGCGCCGGCGGCCGCGCGCGCCTCGGTTTCGGTCGGGTAGACCTCGGGCAGTCGCTTGAGGTTCTTGTTGTTCTCCCCGCCTACGGTCACCTGCTTTTTCTCCGCATCGCCGTTGCTGTGATAGGAGGCGCGCACGCCGGCATAGGTCTCGCGCTCGGTGATGTTGTACCGGTGGCGATCGCCGTCGGCGCGCTTGATCGTCAGGGACGGCAGCGCGCGGCCGCTGGCGGTGCGCGCCGTGCCGATTGGAAGGAACAGCAGGTTCCCATCCTTCACGGTCATGACGGCGTCGTATCGCTTCGCCAGGCGCGTCAAAAAAGACATGTCGCTTTCGTTGGTCTGGTCGATGTGCGGGACCACGATGCTGGCCAGGCTCGGGCCGACGACCGCCTTCAACTGGTGGCGGCCGGCGATCGCGCGCACGATCGCGCCCAGGTTCTGGCCATGCCAGCTCTTCTCCTGGCGTTCGCCCATGCCCTGGGTCATTGACGCGCTGCGCGCCCGGATCGTGATGCTATCCGGCGCGCCGCTGTGTTCGACCTCGTTCACAGTGAACGTGCCCTTGTTGACCAGGCCGCCGCCGGCCCAGCCGATCGACACCTCGAGAACGGCGCCACGATTCGGGATGGCCATGCGGCCGTCGTGGTCGTCCAGGGTCAGGTCCAGGGTGTCGGCCTCGTCTTCCCGGCATTCACTGATGCTCAAGGCCTGCAGGCGGGGTTCGATCTTGCTGGTCAGGTCCCGGCCGTCCAGGGTGACCCGGAAGGCTGGTTCACGCGCGGCGGTCATGCGTACCCCCCGAAGTCCTGGCCGGCGCCCAGGTCGCCCACGTAGCCGCCCTGGCGCGGGCTTGGCGCAGCGCGGTCGTCATCGGTCCGAGTCAGGTTGATGGTGAAATCCACGCGCCGCGGCGTGCCGTCTGCGTGGTGCAGGGTCTGACCCTCGTCCAGGCCATCGATGAGGAAGGCGCCGTACACCAGGCCGGCGCCGTCGACCAGGACATAGGCGGCGCCGGTGTCGCCCATCGTGCGCAACTGCTTGAGCGATTCCAGGGAACCGGTCAGCTCGGGCGCCAGGACGCCGCTGATGGTGATGGTGTCATCCCCTGGGCCCAGGTACTGGCGCGCATCGCGCGCGCCGACCCGCGATCCGCCGGCGTGCTTCCAGCGGGTTTGCCGCTGCAGCTCGCTAAACGCCAGCGTTTCCATGCCGAACACGAACTGGCCAAGTGCCATCAACATAGGTTCTTCCTTTCTTAGTCAGTCAGGCGGGAGCCGTTGCGCGCCCGGTGCGCGCGCTCGCGGCGGTCCAGCTCGGCGGCGACGGCGCGCCCGATCGCAGCGGCATCCATACCGGGCTGCGCGTAAATATTGATCGTCACGGGGCCGCCAGCTGCCGCACCAGGTGCGCCTGCAGCTGCAGCGCCGGCGGCAGGGCCTCCGAACTGGAAGGGCTGGGCGCCGGCCGGCGTGAAAGCGACCGTCGCGGCCGTGGCCAGCCCTGCGGCGGCCGCGCTGATCCTTCCGGTTCCCTTCTCCATGCCGATCGCGGCGCCCTCGCTCACGAAGCCGCCCAGCTCCCCGAACACGCGGCTCGGGCTGCGGATGCCCAGCTTTTCTTTGAACCAGGTCACGGCGCCGCCGCCCATGCTTACAACCGCCTCCTTCAGCGCGCCGATGCGTGACGTGATGCCGTTGACCAGGCCGTCGACCAGGTCGGTGCCGAACTCGGAGAACCGGGCCGGCAGCGACTGGAACCACGTCATTACGCCCTGGAAGGTCGCTTTCACGCCGCCCCACAGGTTGGCGAAGAATGCCTTGATGGGTTCCCAGTACGTGTAGATGCCATAGGCGGCCAGGGCAATCGCGGTGATGGCCAGGCCGATCGGGTTCATCAGCAGCGCGCGGCCCAGGAACATGACCGCCTTGCCGGCCATGCTGAGGCCCCCGCCCAGGACGCCCAGGACCTTCGCGAACGTGAGACCCTGGACGCCCAGGGTGACAAGGGCGAATTTGACGGCCGCCAGCGGTCCAAGTACGGCGCCGAGCATCAGCAGCAGCGCGCCGCCGGCAGTCAGCAGGAGGGCGATCACGGCGACGGTCTTCATCAGCGCGTTGGCCATGAGCGGGTTTTCCTTCGCCCACTTGCCCATGCTCGAGGCGGCGCTACCCAGCCACTCGGTCACGGCCTTGAGTTCCGGCGCGATCGCCTCCCCGAACAGGACCATGGAATTGGTGAACGTGCCGCTGGCCGCGTCCCACAGATTTTTGAGGGTGCCCAGCTGGCGATTCACACGCTGCTGCAGCGATGCCTGGTTGGCCATGCGCGCCTGCACCTCGCCGTAGCCGGTCATGCCCTTATCCATCATCAGGGCGACAGCCTGCAGGGTCTCGGCGTCGTCGCCATAGAGCGCGGCCAGGACCGAAAGCCGATCCTGGGTGTTCAGGTCCTTCAGCTTCTCGAACTGCTTGAACATTTGGTCAAGGCCGCCGAACTCGCCGGCGCCGTCGGTGAAGTCCAGCTGCCTCTGCTTGCTCAGGCTCTTGTTGGCCTTGGCCACCTTATCGGCGTTCAGCGACATCTGGAAGATCTTGCGGAATGCGTTGCCGGCGGCCTCGCCCTGCATGCCGGCCTGGTCCGCCATCACCAGCAGCGGCGCCAGGACCTTGGTCCCTTCCAGGCCCTTCTGCTTGATGGTGTCCATTGCCGGCGACAGCTTCGACAGGCCGGCCAGCATGTTGGTGTCGTCCATGCCCAGGTAATAGGTCCGCTGGATCACATCCATGAGGCTGAGCATGTCGGCCTCGGTCGTTCGGGTGGCGTCCTGCAGCTTGGCGGCGAACTCGGCCGCCTCGGCGGGAGCCTTCTTGAGCTGGACGGCCAGGTAGGCGGTTGCCTCGCCCATGCCGCCCAGGATCGTCTTGGGCGCGATGCCCTGGCGCACCAGCATGGTCATCAGGTCCTGGAAGTCAGACGTGGTGCCGGGCAGGCGATCGCCCAGGCCGACGGCCAGGGCGTTGATCTTGGCGAACTCCGGCGCGATCTTGCCGCCGGCGCGCATCATGGCCACCTCGAGCGCGGTAGCCGAGTCTTCCGCCGCGGCGAAGTCGCGCACAGGAATAGAAAGGCCGGCTGTCAGCGCGGCGCCGCCGACTCCCGCAGCAGCGCCGGCGCCGGCCATTCGGCCGGCCATGGCTTGGGTGCGCTGCATGCGTTCGCGTGCCTGGTTCAGTCGGTTCTGCCGCTGGGCGAGCTCAGCCAGGACGCGCTGCTGGCGTTCCATCTCGGCCGTGGTGGTGCGGACATTGTTACGGAGGTCGCGTTCATGTTGTGACAAATTCCGGGTGTCGATGCCGGCCGCGCGCAGACGATTGCGCAGCTCGCCCAGCTGGGCCTGCTGGCGAGCATGGGTTTCGGCCAGCTGCCTGGCGGCTTTACGCGCACGCTCGAAGTCACGCTGCATCGCCTTCGTCGGTGCGCCGCTTGCGTTCATCTGGCGCGCCAGGTCGGCCACGCGCTTGCGAGCCTGCTCCAGGTCGTTCGACGTGCTTGTCATGTTCGAGCGCAGCGTGCGGAAGGAGCTGACATCACGCTGCGCATCGCCGAGCTGCCGCAGGCGATCGCGCGTGGCCCGCAGCGCGCCGGCGGCCTGGGTGCTGCCGGCGGTCATGTTGCGCAGCGGCCGGGTGACGTTTTCGACCAGGTTCATCAGCACGCGGAGGCGCAGATCGTTGCTCACTTGTTGTCCTCCTTCTTCTCATAACGAACCCGGGCGCGCTCTCGCCACGTCATCAGTTCGGCAATGCTGAAATCGGCCATCTCGCCCGGCGTCCAGCCGAATACCAGGGCGAGATCGGCCATGGCTTCGTCGACTAGCTCTGGGAGGCCAGCTGGGCAAGCGCGGCCTTCGGCGTCAAAAAACCGGCCACCTCGGCGGCGAATTGCATGAAGTCTGCCGGGTCCATGTTGTGGATCTCGTTCGCGGTCAGGGTCGGCTCGGAGATCCGGGGGATCACCTTCGACAGTGCGGCCACGTCCATCATGGCCAGGTCGTGCAGCTGGGTGCCGCGCAGTTCGCCGGCGGCCGGCTTGCGCAGGATGACGGTCTCGATGGTCTGTTCGCCGCGTTTGATGGGGGTGTCGAGGTTGATGGTGACGGTGGTCATGGTGTTCTTTCGTAGTCAGAGGAGTGAGAGGGGTGCGGCCGCGCGCGGCGGCCGCGGGCTGGCTTAGGCCATGCCAATCGCTTTACGGTCCTTGGCCAGGAGGTCGACGCCGCCGACCTTCTCGACCATGCCCATGACGTCGATCTCGATCAGAACTTCGCCGTCGATCGTCAGCTTGTAATAGCTGACCTGGCTGGTGACCTTGAAGGTGGTGTCGTCGCCGGCCTTGGCGGTGCCCGGGTCGATCTCGCTATGGCGGCCGCGAATGACGACTTCGACGGCCATTGGGTCGTCCTTGTCCTCGGCGCGGTAGGAGCCGGCGAAGCGCAGCTGGACGCCGTCATGCTTGGTGACGCCGTACTGCTTGAAAACGTCGCGCATGAGGCCGCCGCAGGTCCATTCGATCGTCAGGGCCTCGCCGCCCAGGTCGACCATGAGCGGGCGGGCCATGCCGCCGCCGCGCCACTCTTCCATCTTGCGCGTCAGCTTGGGCAGAACCACTTCCGCGATTTCGCCCATGTAGCTGGCGGCGTCGTTGAACAGGTTCAGGTACTTCAGTTTGTGGGGGAATGCCATTCTCTATCTCTCCGATATGGGGTTACAGGGCCACCTGGGCCGCGAAGTCAACCAGGTACTGGTCGGTGATGCGCTGGCGGAGGGTGATGTTCTCTGCCGGGGGAACCGGGGTGTAGGCGTAGTCGATCACCAGCTGGCCGGCCTTGAGCGTGTCCGCGTCATTGGCGGCCGGATCCAGATAGGCCTCGGCGCCCAGGAGGTAGCCGGCGTTGACCAGGTTGCGGAACGAGTTGTTGATCGACTCGATGATGTCGCGCGCCAGGGACGGGGTCAGCGGCTTGTCGACGGCCCACATGAGCGATTCCGCGATCGAATCGGCCAGCACATGTGCGGTGCGGGTGTAGTTCTCGAAGGAGAACAGCGGCTCACTCGAACAGGTGCGCGAACCCCAGAAGCGATAGCCCTGGGCGCGGATCAAGGTGGTCACGTCTTTGCCGTTCAGGAAGCCGGCGTCGGTGTTCGGGTCCTGCAGGTCCCAGAACACATCGCGCGAGATCCCGGTCGGGCCGTTGACGGTGACGTTGGACAGGGTCTTGTGCCAGCCGGTCTCCTGGTCGATCTTGGCGCGGGTGCCCAGGGCGAAGGCCACGGCCGGCGCCGGCTCGGCCTTGCTGGTCTCGGTGTTCCAGGTGACGAATTCGGGCCAGATCACCATCAGCTCGCGGGCGCCGAACTTGTCGCGGTAGGCGGCCGCTTCTTCCTTGGTGGCGCAGTCATCGGCATAGACGTAGGCGAAGGCGCGCAGCTTCTGTGCGGCCGACACCAGGGCGTTCGCCACCGCTTCGGTGTCCAGGCCTGGCGCGCCGATGATGCGGGGCTTGACGCCCAGGGTCGACTGTGCCGCCAGCAGGGCCAGGATGCCGGTGTACTTGCCCTCGGCGTTGGTGGTGCCGATCACGTTCGAGGTGGTAGTGGCCGCGTCAGCGCCTTCCTCGACGCGCACCACGATGGTGGGCGCCTTAGTCTG